GAGAGGGAAGCGAAAGCGACAAGCTAAGCGACCAGAAATTAAAGAAAAGAGGAAACAAAAAATGAAAATGTACGAATTGCAAAAATTAACTAGCGAAATTGAAGAAACAACAAACAGAAAAGTAAAATTGTTAGGCACTACTTGTGCAGGAAAACCAGTAGTATTTTTGTATTTTAATGATTGGTTAGTTCATATTTATTTTTTAGACGAATTATATCATGAAATAAATACATTATCATTTGTAATTAATGGGTTAGCATTTGGAAAAAATCCAGTTGAATTTTAAACCGCCTGATGAGTCTTTGAAAATTAAGACGAAACATAGTGTTTCACATGAAACATTATGTTGCGGTGTAAGCCGATAATAAAATGAAAAGAGGAAACAAAAATGAAGTACAGCAAAAACACAAAGTTGAACACAGTTTTGAATCAAATCGAGGAAAACTTGAATTATTTGGAATTGTCAGAAATAGCCCGTTATATGAAAGAATATCCAAACGAACCCGATTATAATATTGCACAATACGGAAATATGCTAGTTTATTATTGGGAAATTAGAAAGATGTATATAAATGCAGGCTATAAAACATTCGAAAATAATAGAATATCCGATAATAAAATGTGGGAAATTTACAAGCGACAAGTTGGATATGTCACAAGACAAATTATGAAAACTGCCTGATGAGTCTTTGAAAATTAAGACGAAACACCCGAAAGGGTGTTGCAGTAAATGAAAGTGGGTGTAATTATGATATTAAGAATTATGTTAAAAGACGAACGATTTAAAAAAGGATATCGTCAGGTTACAAAAGAGTTTAAAACATATTCTGATTTAACTAACTATTTGCAATTTAATAAAGATAGGATTTACGGACAAGTAAAAAAATACACTATCCTTGACAAAGGAAAAATTAAAGTAGGTGTTATAAAATGATTGATATTGACATTCACGAAATCAGATATACCTTAGATATACTTAAAACTCATTTTATGAAAAATTGTGTAGGCAATTGGTGGGAAATAGCAAATTTAGAACTAATAGAAAAGCATTTGAATAATATTGAAGATGAAATAAACCGCCTGACGAGTATTTGAAAATTAATACGAAACAATGTTTCACATGAAACATTGTTGCGGTTCGCAAATTTAAATGAAAAGGAAGTATTCAAAATGGTAAAATTTACAAGAACATTGACTTATTACAAATTTACGTGTTTAGTCAATGAAAATGGCGAAGCAAAAGAAAAGGTTTTCAACGTTACTGAAAGTAACGAAAACAAAGCAAGAAAAGAACTTTTGAAGTCTGTAAGCAATTGTTTAATTATGAAAACCGACGAAGTAAAAGAAAAAAGAGAAATGACACTTGATGATTTTATCGCTAATTCTCATGTTGTCGAATAATTAAAAGGAGTGTATTAAAATGAGTAACGAATTGCAAATTAAAGAAAATGTATTGGATAACGGTTCACAAATGTTGGTATCATCTTTTAAAATGGATTCTATGGAAGATAGACTTAAAGTTTTAAAAGCAACGAATACACCAGACCACCGAATCAAAGATTTCGTAAATATGGAAATTACAATTAAAGATATTTATATCGAAACTGTAAACGTTTTGCAGGACGAAAAAGACGAAAACGGTAAAGATATTTACCAAACCTGCCCAAGAACTATTATAGTTGACGATAAGGGCGAAAGTTATGTTGCTGTTTCGTTTGGAGTATTTACAGCAGTAAAACGGATTGTTGAGTTGCTAGGTAATCCGCACGATTGGGAAAAACCGATTAAATTTAAAGTAAAACAAATTACCAAAGGTGATAGAAGTATTTTGACCTTTGAACCAGTTGTTAAGTAATACTTATTAATTATATTCTTGTGTTGTTTGTAGTATGATATAAAGGCTAGTAATGAACCGCACTAGCCTTTAAAATTTAGGTGATTATATGAATGATTTTAGTTATCAGTTTAGTAATGATTTAAAATTCTTTTTTTCAACACCAGAACAATTAATCTATTTTAAACAGAAAATCGACAATAAAAAAGTGATATACAATTTAAAATATAGATATAAAAAGGTTTACGGGTTAAATATTAATGATGAAATGGCATATTTATTATTATATTCAAAAATTGTTGATAATTTTAAAATAGAGTGTTGTGGGGTGATTTTATGCCGAGAAGAAGCGGAAAAAATAATCAGCTTTCAAATGAAATCAGTAAACAAGTTAAAAGATATAATGAAAAAGTCAAACGAATAACTAAAAAATACCCTGAATTAAAAAATTTATACAAAGACTCACTAAAAAGTAGTGAATTAAAAGATGTAATATTAACATCGAAAGATTTAAAAAAATTGACATCTTCAATAGATAAATTATTTATAGCTGAAAATATTAAACCAATAAAAACTAAATCGGGAATAACATTAAATAAATGGGCGATAGATGAATATAACAAAGATGTAAAAATTGTAAATAAATTAAAATTAAAAGAATTAGACATTATGCTAAAAACCCCATTTAAAGGAACTGAATTTTCATACACTCAAATGGGTGGCGATATTGGAAATGAATTACGCCCAATTAACAAAAAATCTAGTGAATATGATAAAATATCAGATTTTAGAAAAATGTTAAAATCTGTACAATTTAGGAGTTTTCCTAGTTATAGTAAATACAGAAACAATTTATATAAAGATAATTTTATAAAATCATTATATCAAGTAGGAAATGAATATATAGATGAATATGGAAATGTACAAACAATAGATTTAAAGGAAATAATTTTAAAAATTCCCGCAGAAAAGTTTATTGATTTTTTAAGGACTATTGGCGAGGATTTACACTTAATTTTAAATGAAAATTATACTGTTTTACAACAGCGAGAGAGATTGACGGAACTTGTAGAACTAACCAAAGGATTTGGGGTTGATGTTGTTTAGTGCTGATTTTGAAACTATAACAGACGAAAATGATTGCCGAGTATGGGCATGGGGTATTTGCGATATACCCTATACATTTGCAAATTTTGGTAATAGCATAGAGTCATTTTTTGAACATCTAAAAACACTAAAAGAAAATTCAAAAATATATTTCCATAATCTCAAATTTGACGGTAGTTTTATTTTAAATTATCTGTTATCAAATGGTTACACATGGGTAAAAGAAAAACAAGAATTAAAAATGGATACATTTACAACTATGATATCAGAAGATATAAAATATTACAATATATCTTTTTACGTTAACAAGAAAGTAAAGGTTGACATATACGATAGTTTAAAAATAATTAATTTGACAGTAGAACAAATAGCAAAATCTTTCGGAATGCCATTTAAAAAAGAAGAAATAGACTATAACGAATATAGAAGTAAAAACCATATAATGACGGAACAAGAAAAAAGTTATTTATTAAACGATATAAAGATAGTTGCAACAGCATTAGATTATTTCTTTGAACAAAATCTAAAGAAAATGACACAAGGTAGTAATGCTTTATATAACTACAAGCAGATTATAGGTGGTGAAAAACATTTCAGACAATTTTTTCCACAATTAGATGTTAATATTGATTCAGATATAAGGAAAGCATATAGAGGTGGTTTTACGTATTTAAATCCAAAATTTGCAGGAAAATTAATAAAAGAAAATGGATTTGTTATAGACTATAATAGTCTTTATCCTAGTGTTATGTTAATGAAACCTTTGCCGTATTCACAACCAGTATTTTTTAAAGGAAAATATGAGTATGATAAATATTATCCATTATATATTCAACATTTAAGAGCGCAATTTACTGTAAAAAAAGGTCACATTCCAACTATACAATTAAAAAACAATTTATCATTTATAGCGAACGAATACATAACAGACAGCGGTTTTGAATATCCTGATTTATATCTGACAAATGTTGATTTGTGTTTGTTTTATGAACATTACGATGTTTATAATATTGAGTTTATAGACGGTTGGAAGTTCAGAGCACAAAAAGGTATGTTTGATAAATATATAAACAAATGGAGTAAGGTTAAGGTAGAAAGCAAATTGCAAGGAAATAAAGGTATGACACTTATAGCTAAATTATTATTAAATTCATTATACGGAAAGTTTGGAACATCACCAAAAGGAAGAAGTAAAAAACCAGTATTAGAAAACGGAATATTAAAATTTGAAAAGTTAGAGGAAGAAGAACGGAAACCTGTTTATATTCCATGTGCTGTATTTATCACAGCATGGGCAAGAAATGAAACCATACGAATGGCACAAAAAATACATGAAACAGGAAAATATATTTATAGTGATACAGATAGTATTCACGCAATAGGTGATATACCTGATTTTATACCATTAGATAATGCAAAATTAGGTTATTGGAAACATGAATTTAATATAAAATATTGTAAATATTTACGTCAAAAATGCTATGTTGATTATGGAACAGAGCCAAATAGCAATAAGTTAGAACGTAATATAACAGTTGCAGGATTGCCAAAATCAGCAAAAAAGTCATTCACAATCAAAAAGTTTAACATAGGTAGTGTATATTCAGGAAAATTACAACCGAAGCAAGTCAAGGGTGGTGTGATATTAAAAACCACAGACTTTACTATTAAAGGAAAGTGAAGTAAAATTCATGTTGACAAACTCAAACAAAAGGAGTATAATGAAAGGAGAGAAAGGGAAAAAGTCATGATATATCAATGTTGGAAACCACGGTGAAGAACCGCCAACATGGATTGTCTAGGTGGTACTAGATATCATTGACTTTTCCCAATCTTGTAAAATGGAATATTTTAATATAAATGATGTTTTATCACACAACAAATTATTTAACTTTATTGTTGGTGAACGTGGAAACGGAAAAACTTATGGTGCATTAGAATACGTTGTAAAACGTTATTTGAAATATGGTGAGGAATTTATATATTTGAGAAGATTTAAAACAGAGATAAAAAAAGTAAATTCTCTGTTTGAACCGTTGAAAATAAATAACCCAAAATGGGAAATATCAGAAAAGAATAAATGTTTTTATATGAATGGTAAGTATATGGGATTTGCTCATGCCTTAACTCAATCTGTTGTACAAGCTAGTGTTGCCACACCTAAAGTGGGTACAATTATATTTGATGAATTTACCATGAAAGAGGGAACATATCATTATTTAAATAATGAAGTTGAAGATTATTTTTTACATTTTTGGTGTACCGTTGACAGGTTTAGAGGTGTTAAGGTAATTTTTATAAGTAATGCTTATTCTGTAATTAATCCGTATTTCACTTATTTTGGCATAAATTTTGATGAGGGAAATATATGGAAAAATGAGGATATTATAGCGATGAAAACAAACAGCGTTAAATATCGGGAGCAGATAAAACAAACACGTTCGGGTCAACTATTATCTAAAACGAATTACGGAAACTTTGCTTTAGATAATCAGTTTAAATTAGATAGCTATGATTTTATTGCAGAAAAAACTTCAAATGCTAGATACAAGTTTGATATGATTCTTGACGGGTTACATGTAGGTGTTTGGTTTGATAACGAAAGTGGTTATTATTTTATAACAAATAAATATAGTTGTAATGGAACAAATTCAATTAAATTTGCATTAAGTAATACAGACTTAAAAGGCGCAACAATTTTTACTAAAAATGTGCGTGGAATATTTCAGCTTGAAAATTTAGGAAAAATGTATCGTTATGGTAGAGTTTACTTTGAAGATTTGCAAATTAAAAAAGTTTATGAAAGTGTGATATCAAAATGGTAATAAACAGAAGAATGTATAATTATTCTAATCATTATTATGAAATGGGATTCACAATAAAGGAAGTAGGAACTTTCATTCATAAAATATTTGAATTACCATTAACAACTAGTAGAAGAATTGCAGAATATTGTATTTATTGTAAACAAGCTAATAAAGGATTTTGTCCGATTGATGTACAGGAGTTGATAAGATGAAAGATATTTTTTGTTTTTGTTGTGCTTGTGTAAGCAGTGCAATTTTATATCTGGTAGGTGACATAACAATGCCTTTCATAATTCTATTAATATTTATGTGTACTGATTACATAACAGGATTAATATTATCAGGTGTATTTAAAAAATCAAAGAAAACAGAATCAGGTGGTTTATCATCTGAAATTGGATTCAAAGGTTTGATTAAAAAAGTTTGTATTATAATTTGTGTGATAGTCGCTAATATGTTAGACTATGTGTTAAAAACAAATTATATTAGAAATGTTGTTATAATTTCATTCATTACAAACGAAGTCATTAGCATTATTGAAAACTTAGGATTAATCGGTGTAAAAATTCCTAAAGTTATCACAAATGCTATTGATATATTAAAAGGAAAAGAGGAAGATGAAAATGCAAAGATTGGGGATTGATTTATCCGAACATAACGGAGATTTCAAGAGTAGTCGATTAGACGATTTTGAATTTGTTATGATTCGGACAGGTTATGGAAGCATTAACAAGGACAAGCAAGAAGACAAACAAGTTTATAACAATGCCAAAAAATGTATCAAGGCAAAAATACCGTTTGGATTTTATCATTATACATATGCTCTTGATACTAAAATGGCAGAAGCAGAAGCAGATTTTTGTTTATCAATTGTTGACAAAATATCAAATCAAGGGCATAGACCAATGTATCCTATTGCATTTGATATTGAGGATAAAAAACTTGACAAGCTAACGATTGCACAGCGCACAGATATTTGTATAGCCTTTTGCGACAAAATCGAAAAAGCAGGATATTATGCTGTGATTTATGCAAGTACAAGTTATTTTAAATCTAAGTTGGATTTGCAAAGATTAACAAGATTTGATAAGTGGCTTGCCGATTGGACAAAGAAAAAAGATGAAGATTTGCAAAAAATAATTCCTCATGGAATACGTCAATTTAAGGTTGACAGAAACGAAAACTTAGATTATAATTATGCTTATAAGGATTATCCAGATATTATAGGAAAAATGTATGGAATAAAAAAAGAGTTAAAAGTTGGCAGTGTTGTTAAGGTTCTTAAACCTATTATATATGGAACAAATAAAAAATTCAAACAATATTATGAATACTACGAAGTATTAAGTATTGGGAAAATTAGAAAGAACCGTATCGTAATAGGCAGAGATGGAATTACAACATCTGCAATTGATAAAAAATATTTAGAGGTGATTAAGTAATGACAATCGACGAATTATTCCAAACCATTGCAGAAAAGACTACAAACAACGAAAACATAAGTGTTGAACTAAATGATTTAATGACAAGTGTAAAATCGTTACAAGGAGTAAACACACAACAAGAGCAACAAATAAAGGATTTGCAAGACTATAATTCAAAATTAAAAGACGCTAATAGCAATTTGCTATTGTCAAAAGGGTTTGTTTCTAGATTTGAAAAAGAACCAGAACCAGAACCCGAAGAAGATAAACCTAGAAATATTAAAGATTTTATTAAATTTGATTAGGAGTGATTTTTTATGGGAGTTAATTTAGAAAATGGAGCAGAAGTAGTAAATACAGTAGTAGAGAATATGTCACCAACTTTAAGGGCGAGTATTCCACAAGCAACTGCAACTAATATTCAAGATGTAGGAAAACCGATTTTGCAGTGGAGTGAATTGGCTAATGCTTTTTACACTACTTTATTTAACCTAATTGGAATGACTTATGTTGAATACAGAAGTTATAAAAACCCACTTTCAATGTTCAAACGTGGTGATTCTATTTTAGGTAGTGATGTGAGAGAGATTGCTATTAATTTGCAGACAGAAAAAGATTACGATGTAAGCGGTAGTAGACTTTTGACAAATGAAGCACCAGATTTGAAAGTTGCTTATTATAGGGTAAATCGTCAAAAAGATTTTGAAGTTACAAATATTGAAAGTGAATTGCAAATGGCATTTTCTAGTTGGGATAACTTTGGTACGCTTGTTAGCAGAATTGTTGATAACCTTTATCGCTCTAATGAAGTTGCAGAGTACGAATGGACAAAGGGTACTATTTCAACTGCTATTAATGACGGACATTTAACTACAACAAATCTTGCAATGCCTACTGATTCCGCAACTGCAAATGCGTTTGTTAAGGCTGTCAAAACATTATCAGATAAATTTACTTTTTTCTCTACTGAATATAATGCTTATAACAAAATGGCAACAAGAGATACTAAAAAATTCAAAACCTTTACACCTAAAGAGCAACAAGTTTTGATTGCAACCCCTGAAGTAATGGCAAGTATTGATGTAGATAGTTTGGCAACCGCTTTTAATCTGTCTAAAGTTGAATTTATGGGAAGAACAATTGTTGTAGACGATTTTGGTGGAACAGAGGAAACCCCGATTACAGCATATGCAATGTTGTGTGATTCAGCATTTATTAAAATTTGGGATAAAACAAAGTATTTCAATACATTCGTAAATCCTGCTAACATGAGTGCAAAACACTTCTTCCATGTATGGCAAACTTATGGATATAGTCCATTTGCAAACGCTGTTTTATTCAAACCTGCTCAATAGTTTATGAAAGGAGATACGGAACATGACTTTTACACCAAATTCAAAGGTGCGGTTATGTTCCGTTCCTTTTAGTGATTATACCAATGTGCTAAGTTTTGGAACAGATGATACTGCCAGAGCAAATTATTTTGCTAGCAAGGTAGTGTATGATTTGACTAGCACAGACGGTTATAGTTATGTTAAAGGGAACGGAGCAATACGCATAAACAAAAATAAAGAATCGCTGTACAATATAAATTATATGATGTATCGCAATGATTACTTTGGAAATAAATGGTTTTATGCTTTCGTTGATTCAATTGAATACATAAACGCTAACGTAACGGAATTGAGATTTAGCATAGATGTATGGCAAACATGGGAAAGTGTGTTAAACTTTCATGATTCATTTATTGTTAGACAACATATTCCAAAAAATGAGGACACAATAGGAGCGAATTTGCAACCAGAGGGATTTACAAATTTACGGTATGTTGAGGAAAAAGCAGAAAGATACGATTTAGGAGAAAAAGGTTTAATATTTATCGTTGCTTGTGTGACTTTTTGGAATGGTAGCGAATTTGTAAAGCAATGTAAAACTAAATCAATAGATGGTGTATATTCTGGATTATATTATGTACCATTCTATTCTTCTAATTCTCTCATATCATTTGTTAATAAATATTTAGTAGCAGAAGCCGACCACTCTAAGGAAATAATAATGATTTATGCAGTAGCTAAAGAATTTATTGGGAAAAATAATGTAAACTTTAGAGAGGGTGTTCCCTTAGGATATAATCCAAATAGCGATTTCACCGATAGTTATACATGGTCATCACTTTCATATCATGATGGAACAAATAAATTAACAAAAATTGATATACAACCAGACCCAAGTGCTTCACCCCATTATGTTACACCAAATAATAAGAAACTTTTAACATTTCCTTTTACTAAAATAGTTGTAACTAACAATAACGGAAGTTCAGTAACATATAGACAAGAATTTTTTGATGATATAGACGAATATACAACAGGTGATTTAATGGCATTTGTTATTAGTGCAACACCATTAGCACCGTCATGTACCATATGCTATCCATACAATTATAGATTGGGTGATGAAACAGAGGGATTAATTTTAAATGGGTATCCCCAATGTTCGTGGGTAAGTGACACATACCAACAATGGCTAGCATTAAATCAAAACACATTAAAATATCAACAATGGACACCAATTATAAATTTAGGTGTTTCAAATTTCAATAACATGATATCATCAGTGACAGGCGGAGCAAGTAGTTACATTTCATCAGCAGGACAAATAGACAGTGCAAGAACTACGCAAGGACAATTTTCTGGAATAGCAGGTGCAATAGCTAATAGAGTATCATCAATAGGAACACAAATTAATAACAGTGTCAATAATGTTGTATCAACAGGAGAACAAATTTGGAATTTTTATGCTAAAAAAGCTGATATGGCATTACAACCTAATCAAGCAAACGGAACATACAACAGTGCAAACATAATGCTATCATTAGAAAAACTTTGCTTTACTGTATGTTATTATCGTTTATCATACGAACAGTTTAAACAAATAGATAACTATTTCGATAAATTTGGTTATGCTATAAATGATTTTAAAGCTGTTAACTATCACAATCGTCCTAATTATGATTATATCGAAACTTCACAAGTTATAATTGATGGTGACGTACCTGAGGACGATATGAACGCAATAAAAAATATATTCAATAGTGGAGTTAGAATATGGCATGATACATCAACATTTTTAAATTATTCAGCATACAAATATAATACTAGCGATAAAAAATAGGTGGTGATAATATGGGAAAACGTAAACCATGGGATACTAATTTGTGTGGGTATAAAAACAACACAGCTTTTATGATGTACTATTCATATCTTGCAAATTTGTTATTGTCCCGATACGAATGGAAAAATTTACCCGAATCGATGAACGAAAGATTTATAGAATTGTGTTTGTTCGAGGACGGAAAAGCAGTATTTGTAAATGACGATTTGTATGGAATGTTAAATTTAAGATATTCCGAATCAAATACATTAAACATTTATCAAGAACCCGAAGAAATAAATGCTTATTCTCTTGACTATCACAAAACGTATAAACTTCAAGATGTTGCACTAATTTACAACAATTATACCAAAATGCCTGACTTAGGGATTGTCTGTGAGTATGCTCTAAGATTATACGATATCAGAAGAACGATAGACGTAAATACTAGAGTACAGAAAACACCATTGCTAATGTTGTGTCCTGATAATAAAAAGTTGACATTAAAAAATATTTATATGCAATATGACGGTAACGAGCCAGCTATATACGGATATAAAGACACGTTCAATGACACCGAATTTAAAGTATTGAAAACAGACGCACCGTTTATCGGTAATGACATGACATTACTGTTTAACAAAGTTCTAGATGAATTTTTGACAAGGTATGGTATCAACAATGCTAATACAGACAAAAGAGAAAGGTTAATCACTGATGAAGTAAACGCAAATAACCAATTGGTACAATTATGTGGTGATGTTGGATTACTTTGTAGAAAACAAGCATGTGAAAAATTCAATAAACTTTATGGAACAAATATTGATGTTGAATTAAGACAAGAGCCTTTAGAGAAAGAATGTAAAGAGGGTGATGAAAATGAGTCGATATACGATTGAATTACGTTATTTAATTGAGGGTAACTATGATTTAGGCTTAAAAGATTATCCAATATTTGATGAATCATACAGAGAACAATTGAATAACAAAATCATTCAACATTATTATTTTCGTGAAATAGGGTTTGAAACAGAAGCATTATTTAAGAACAGATTAAACCAAAAAATGAATGAAATAATGCCATATTACAATCAAATGTATGAATCTTCTAAACTAAAAATAGACCCATTATCCACTATTGATTTGGAAGAAGTGTTTAGTAGAAAATCAAAAACTACTGGTGAGGGAACTTCTAGCACGTCTGGAACAGGTAATAATACAAATAATTTCAATAGTACAGATACAACAGATTATGGAAAAATAAGTAAGTTCTCCGATATTGCACAAGCACAAACTACACCTAATGAAATATTAAACGATAAATATTTAACTAGTGCGACAGTAGATGATGGTCAAGATAAAAATACAAATACAGGAACAAATACATCGCAAACAGAATCTACAACAAGCGGAACAAGTACAGACAAAAGGAATTTAGATGAGGACACTACATTAACAAGAAAAGGAAACAATGGAACAGCA